ATTTTTTTTTGCGCGTTTTGATGCGCGCCCGCGCGCTTGGTCGGGTACCAGTTTTCCTTTTCCTGCGCAAAAAAATCCGCCTTTAGGCGGACATTGCGAAGGAACCAGGCGTACATCTCATCGTGCCACCAGTAGACATTTCCATCCAGCAGCTCCTCCTTATATGCCTTCATCGGCGCGTTAAACGTCATGGGTCCTTGCCTCACTTCGCGGCAGATAAAGCCGTCTGCCGTCAGCGCTTTGACCAGCTCCGGAGCGTTATACGGATCGTAGCCGATGGCGCGAAGGTCGTACAGCGCTCGCTGCTCCTTAAACCAGTCGCGCATCGCCTCATACTTGACGTAGTGGCCGGGCACGATGGTCAGCCAGCCGCGATCCACAAAATGCTGCCAGTCCTTCGTTTCGCGTCCGTTGCCGCGCTTGATCTTATCCTCCGGCATCCAGCTATGCTGCTTGATGCCAGTGCGGTGATCCGGCAGGCCGATCACGACAGCCGAGCTAGTAACATCCTCGCTCTTGGAGAGGTCAAACCCTCCCCAAGCCGGGCACAGCAGCGGCACATCCGCCTCGCCGATGTCGTTGCGCCGGATCGTGTCCAACGAGACAAAGACGGATTCAGGCGGCTGAGTAAAGACGTTAAGCTGCTTGGTGACAAAGTCGGCCAGCTCGGTCGGCGAGCGCTTCGCGCGCTCATAGTCGAGCACCATGTCCTCTAGGTCGAGCAGCACGCCCATCGCCGGGTTGGCCATGATCCACGTCTCTGGATCGTGGTAGTCAAGCCCAGCGTCGATCTCGTAGATGATCGGCAGATAACTGTCGATGGCTCTTTCATCCAGTTCCGGATCGCGGTCAAGCACCTTTTTAGCGTACAAATAGTGGTACATGGCCGGGCCGTCGAGCACCGTGCCCGCGGTCATCGTATACCAGAGCAGCGGCTGGCGGCGTTTTTTCATGGGGCGAAGGATTTGGTTTATCTGATCAAAGCTGACCTCCGCCTCCATCTCATCCTTGACCACAAAATAGGGCCGCAGGCCGTCAAGGCTCGCCGGGTCGTTGGTCAGGTAGGTCACGCGCGTAAAATCCGGCTCGTAGATGCTTTCACTGCGCCGCAGCTTGATCTGTCGGCGCAGCACAGGACTCATCAGCATCTGGCCGTAAAAATCCATATATCCGCGCTTGGCCTGCTTGCCGTTGTTCGCGCAAAAATAATTTTCCGCGCCCGTCTCTCCGCCCTTGGTGGACATGTAGCCCATTTTGCCCGACATGCGCGCAGTCTTGCCGTTGCCGCGGCCGACCATCTCCAGCACCTCGCGGTATCGCCGCGCGTCCTTTTTTTCATCAATCCAGCCAAAAGCCTGACAATCAACAAACTCCTGCCACGGCATAAACCGAAATTTTTCGTAGTTTCCGGCCGTCGGTCGAAGAAACTCTTCGCAAAATCGCACCGGCCGCCGCGCCAAGTCCGGGTCGTAGCGGTAGCGCCAGCCCCCTTTCTCTGCGCGGCGCAGGTCGTCGATAAAATGCCGCGCCTGTTGGTGGATCGTCACCGGCGCGCGGATGCGATCCTCAAGCACATCCACGGCATACTTTCCCGCTGGGCTGCGCATTGCCTGCGTCATCACGCTCACAGGCCATCGCCTCCGCTATCATCCGGGGGCGGATCGTCGCCGTCAAAGCCCTCCCATGCCTTGTCCAGCTCGTCCGTCTCTTCTTCTTCGTCTTCCTTCGCCGGGCGGCCGCGCGGGCGCTGCGGCAAGAGCAGCAGATCGTCGAGGTTTTTGCGCATCTCGCTCTCACACATCGCGCGATTTTTGATGAGGCCGCGCAGCTTGGTCGGCGTTTTTTCTTCCGCGCCACCCCTGACCACGTCCGCGATCATCCGCGCGATGTCCGCGGCCTCCTGCATCCACTGCACCGCGCTTTTGAGCACCGCAGCCGTCGCGGCGTTCCACTGTCCACGATCCTCAAGCATCGCTTTCCCCTCGGCGTACAATTTCTGCGCGCCTTTGTCGCTGATGCCGTACAAATCCGGGTCTTTTTTCATGGCTCATCACCTCCCATTGTTACTCCACCGTAATCTTGGCCACCCTCACGCCTGCCTGCTCGGCCAGCGTCGGCGTGTCGTCCTTCATGCCGCCGTGCCGCTCCGGGTGCATCCGCTCGTGGCAGGCGTCGCACAGGCTCATCAGGTTATCAAGCTCAAGCGCCTTTTCCGGCGCGACTTTGAGCGGCACGATGTGATGCACCATCGTCGCCCGCACCGGGTGAGGTCGTCCGGCGTAGTCCATCTCATATCGCCCCTCTTTGGCGCACAACTGACACTCGCCCATGTCCCGATCAAGCGCCTGCTTTCGCGCCGCGCGCCACGCCACCGTGCTGTAAAATGGATCTGTCTCTTTGATCGGTTTTGTTTTATCCATCCACATCCGGCAGCGTCCTCCCGAAAAGAAAAACCGCAGGCGCGGCGTTTTCGCCGGTCTTGCGGTTCCTTTTTTTGTTGAGTGTATCATACTGCATAGGCAAGAGGGTGTACAAGGGGTAAATGGGGGTATATAGGGGTATTTGCGGGTATAAGAGGGTATGGAGGGGTGTCAACGGGTATTTAGGGGTACCAGCAGTTATCACGATCTCTGCTTTCCCTCATCAGATGCGCATACGTTTCATTTTTGTCCAGCCCGCTGGTCGTCTCGGCCAGCAGCTCGCGCCCGCGTCTGTATAGCGCCTTTGCGGTGTCTGTGCTGGTCAGACGCAGCTCACCCATCATCTGCCGCATTGTCTGCCCCTCCACCAGCCGCCCGTACAGCATCCGCGCCGCCAGCGGGTCGCTGAGCCGCCCGCACAGTATGGCTGCCTCGATCACCTCAAAGCTGTGCGCCGTCTCCCTCGCTTTCGCGCAACGCTCCATGGCATCGATCTGCGCAAGTATCTCGCCCATCTTATCGCCATCCCCGCCATGTCCCTGGGCGTCCGTGCTGCGGGTGCAGCGGGTCAGCGCATCGCGCGCAAAGTATATCCGCGCATTAAGCTGCTCCATCTCCTGCGCGTATGTCTGGCAGCGCCGCAGCACGTCAAGCCCAGTCATCGGTCAATCCTCCCCTTTATCTGTCCACGGGTTTCTCGCCATTTCCTCTGTCGTCGGTTCCTCGCGCCACAAGCGCCACTCGATCTCATAGCTGTCCATCGCATTTGCTTGACACATACTAATTATACGGTTAGATGTAAGGTACACTCTGGGCATCATGCTCGGTTTAATCCGGCATTCCAGCCAAAGCGGAATGCATAGACGTGTAAGACCAACAGCCAAGTGTACCTCGTCCAGCGTCAGCGGCCTACCGAGGCGCTCCGGCACACCTCTCGCCGCCCTCTCCGCGCTTGCTTTTGCATCTTCTGCCGTGTCGGCCTTTCCGCCATATGGTGCGCACACGCCGCACTTGCAGACGTACTGTCCCCAGTGGCGGTCTTGCTCGTCATACGCCCAGTAGCTCATCTCGCGGCCGCACCAGCGGCAAAAGATTTTGTTTTTCACGCTTATCCCTCCTAGATTTTTGTTGCCTCCGTCATGTTTCCCACGCCCTCCATGGCGATGTCCCGATACACGCAGCCGCTTGTCGTCTCCCACGTTTTCGGCGCGGCCTCGACGCTCAGCGCCTTAAAGAGCTTGCAGCGTTTGCACTCGCCGCCCTGCTTAAAGCACAGTTTGCACTCGCTCTCCATCGCCGCCTCCATAATGGTGATAAAATTGGCCGTATCGACGATCATGCGGTCGCCGCCGCAGTCGCTGGCCTTGGGCAGGTTGATGTCAACCCGCCCGTGCTTGGCCAGCATGTCCACGCGCGCCAACTGATCGCCGGGCATCGTGACAAAGATCGCGTCCATCGCGCGCGCCATAAAGCCGACCGCGCTGCGCCACTTGTTCCACGCGCCGGGGATGAGCTTCAGGCGCTTTTCCAGCAGCTTTCCGCTGCGGTTGCGCGCCGTCATGTACATCAAGTAGACGAGGATGATGATGCTCATCTCATCGCCGGTCGCCTTGACCGGCTCGCCCTCGTAGTCATAGCTCGGCACACCGTCCAGCCCGTGATACTCCAGCTCTTTTCGTGCCGTCTGGCCGCCACGCGGCCCATATCCGCGATTTTTCATACGTTTTTCGCTCCCCTCTCCTGTCGTATACGCCGCAGCGCGCCGCGCTGCATCCATGCCTCGATCATGTCCATCACGCGGTCAAAGGCCGCGGCCTCCACGTCGCCCATCGCCCGGCAGCCGGTCGCCTCTCGGACGCTCTTGCGGATTTCCGCGGCGATGGTCTTTTCCGCGCCAGTCAGCCCATTTTGCGCGGCCAGATCGGCAGCGCGCGCGCGGATCGCGGCATTGATGGCGCTCTCCTGCCCGCGGCTAACGCGCATGGAGGACAGCGCGCGGTTAAGTCGCTCGATCTCTTGGCTCTGCATCAGGATCGCCGCGCGGATTTCCGCCAGCATGGCGTTTTGCTGGCGGATCGTCTCGCTCATCTCCACCATGGCGGCGTCTCGCTTATCGAGCGCCTGCCCCTGCTCCGGGGGCAGCTTGATGATCTCTGCGCCCATCTCCGTCAGCCCCCAATCGCGTCGAGGATCGCCTGCGACATCGTCCGCAGCGTGACCGCGTGGCTCATCAGCATCTGGCGCGTCCCGTCATCCATCTGCACCGCGCCCAGCGCCGCGACGCTCCCGCCAGCCGAGGCGATCATCGCACCGATGGCAGCGTTGATCGTGCTGATCGGATCAACCGCCTGACCGCCGCCGCGCATCGTGCTGACGTTGGCTCGCATATCTGCCGCGTCCAGCTCGTCCTCAAGCTGCTCGATGCGCCGCTCATAGGCCGCCCGCTCACTGTCCGCCAGCGTCGTGTTGTTTTCGGCGGCTTGTAGCTGGTCTTTCAGCTTTTCGACCTCCGCAGTAAGCGCTTTCACCTTGGTGTCGTCTCCTGCATCTAACTTGTCCTGACTTTTCAGTGCACCAATTTCAGCCGTCTTTTGCAGGATAGTCTTCTGCGCCCAGGCTCTGTATCTATCATGGTCTTTTTGCAGTTTGTCTCTCGATTTGTCCTTTTCCCGGGCTTCGCCGCGCAGGCGCTCAACCTCCTTAGTCTTTTCCGCGGCCTTGTCGATCAGCGCGTTGCGCTCCTTTTTAACCTCGGCCAGCTCGCGGCGGTACTGCGCGACAGCCTCCGTTACCTCGCGGCTCGTCGCGTTCTCCGCGTCGATGCGCGCGGCGAAGGCTTCGCGTTCTTCCGCTGGGATGCGGATCAGCGCGTTGATCTTGCTGTCGTCCAGCTCCAGCAGCGGGCTGTCCTGCGCCAGCTCTCGCGCCTGCCGCATCGCAAGCTGTACGCCGCGCTCGTTCAGCCCGCTGTGCGTGGTCGCCCACGCCGTCCACTCGCCATGGGGCACAACGCCCTCATCCTTGGCCTGGTTGAGCAGGTTGCCGATCTGCCACATAGACAGAGCGATGTTTTTTTTGCATTGCTCAAGATTCGTTTCGATGTACGCCCGACGGACGTTCACACTGATCTCTGTGCTCATTTTTTTCTCCTTTTTACAATGTTTTCAATCTTGCCTGTTTGCGGAAGCAAGCGGGAATTCGTTCCGCGTCGCAGACCACCGTATTGTCGCAGACCACCGTATTGTCGCAGACCACCGTATTGCCGCAGACCACCGTATTGCCGCAGACCACCGTATTGCCGCAGACCACAGCATTGCCGCAGACCACAGCATTGCCGCAGACCCGCGTATTGCCGCAGACCACCGTATTGCCGCAGCCCCACGCATCGCCGTAGGCCCACGCACTGTTGTAGACCACCGCATCGCCGTAGACCTGCGCACTGTTGTAGACCACCGCATCGCCGTAGACCTGCGCATTGCCGTAGACCCACGCATTGCTGGAAACCAACGCATTGCCGTAGACCCGCGCATTGCCGTAGACCTGCGCCTTGTCGTAGACCCGCGCCTTGCCGTAGACCTGCGCATTGCCGTAGACCTGCGCCTTGTCGTAGACCCGCGCATTGCCGTAGACCTGCGCATTGCCGTAGACCTGCGCCTTGTCGTAGACCCGCGCCTTGCCGTAGACCTGCGCATTGCCGCAAACCCGCGCATTGCCGTAAACCCGCGCATTGTCGGAAACCCGCGCATTGTCGGAAACCTGCGCATTGTCGGAAACCTGCGCATCGCCGTAGACCCACGCATCGCCGTAGACCCACGCATTGCTGGAAACCCACGCATTGCCGTCATGGCTGAGATTTTTGTCTTTTTCAATCCATCCGCCAAGGTCGCCTTTTTTGACGCAGTGCGTCGGGATGTCTACCAGTGCCCGGATGCGGCGGAGCGTATACCCACACCACACTTTGTTTTCCCCTGTAAACTCAAATTTTTTCACCCGTTATCCCTCCATCTCACGTAAACGGCAGCGGCTCATTATCTACCGGGGTAAACCCTTCGGCGGGCGCGCTGTCCTCCTGCGTCGTGCCTGTGCCATCGATGCGCGCGCGGTCAATCCAGAGGAGCTTGAGCGTCCTGTCCTTGATCCGCTTGTTGCGCAGCGGCGTGGGTCGTCCGCGATCCATGCCAGGCATACACATGCCCATCTCCATCATCTGGCGGCGAACAGCCGTCGCGCTCATCGCAAGGCTGCTTTCTCGGTCCTTGAGGTTGCGGCGCACGCACTGATCGATGGCCTCCGCGTCGAAATAGTAAAAATCGGCGTCCCGCCAGCCGACGACCGGCCGGTTGGCGTAGTCCCTGCGCCCGTCCACCTGCGGCGTCGGGCTGGTGTCGGCCAGATCGACGTAGGCCGCGGCCTGCGTGACGATCAGCGAGCGGATCACGCTGACGTAGACGTGCGCCGGGGTCATGTCCGCGATGTCCTCGCCCTGGCGGCCGATGTTTTCGGCGATGCCTGCCAGCGTCTTGGCGTACAGAGCGTCGATCTCCGGCGCGCTCATTGCGCCGACCGCGCCCAGCCAGTCCAGCATCATCCGGCAGCCCATCGTCAAAAAGGCTGCGCTCTCTTTGAGGCGGGCAAAGCGCGGGTCGATGTCCATCTTTTCGGCTTCGCGCATCGCGTCGGCCATCCGCTCCTCCAACTCGTCGCCCAGACTGTCGTATCGCTCCATCAGCCACTTGATGTAGCTCCGCATCCCCGCGCGATACGCGCCGCCACGCTGTAGCCTTGCGTATGGTTCCAGCGCGTCCGTCGTCTTGGCGATTTCGCCGCGCTCGACGTGGATGACGTACAGGCGCAGCGTGCGCCCCTCGTTGATCTCCGGCAGGATTTCGCCCGTCATGGTGATGGTACTGCGCACCGGACGCCCCTTGATGGTCTGCTTGTCCGCGCTCTGCCGGTTTCGCGCCGCGCGGTCGGAAGCCGCGCTGATGAGGTTGTTGGCGACGCGGTTCAGCTCGTCGCTCTCCCTCCTTGTCTTGGTTTGGAAAAAGTCGTCGCACGTAAAGAGCGTGTCCTTGCAGTAATAGGGCGCGTCTGATGTCCAGTTGGCGGTCGAGCGGAAATTCGCGGGCATCTGCTTGGCGTGAAAATCCCCAAACATCGACTGGATGTACCCCTGCAATGTGCTCTTAAAGCTGCCGCTCGCGCCGACGAGGAAAACCACATAGCCCGGCGTTCGTCCGCTCTGCACCATCGTGCTGTACAGCGGCCCGAGAAACGCCTGCGCCAGCAGCGGCATCACAATCCGCGCGTCAAATCCCTTTGCCAGCGCCGCCACCGCCTGCGCGCCGCCCTGCTCGATCTCATCCTCCGTCTTGCCCTTGATCTCCGGCAGGCGCAGGTGATAGTGCTGGCTGGCGTTGACCAGCTCCACGCTCACATCGTCCGCGCCAATCGCGCCGTCGTGATACATGTAGATCAGCCGCTCGCCGATGTGCTTGAAGCCGGTATAGCCGTAGATTGTCCGATCTTTCGCCCCCTTCTGGCCGCCGCGCAGCAGCGCGTCCTTGACATATCCGGCGGTCAGGCCGCCGGGGTAGATGTTGCCGTATGCTTTCCACACCTTCGCGGGCCATTTCATCGCCAAAAACTCATCGTTTTTAACGTCCGCATCCGGCAGGCTTCGCCCGCTCGGCGTTCTCGCCGCGACGATCCACTCCGTGTCCTGCGTCATGCCGTCGTCGCGGGTGATCGTCTCCTTGAGCTCCGGCACAAAGTCGCAGAGCGGTTTTGCCCAGGCGGCCTTTCCGTGTCCCATGATCCGGCACAAGCGCCCGTTTTCGATGGCGTAGTCGTGCAGCCCCATGTAGTGGACAAAGCGGTCGTCATCCCCGCCGTCGTCTCCCCCGCCTCCCCGAGGGAAAACCGAATTCGCATTCGGTTTTCTCTCGCTTTCGGCAGGTTTCGACGCGGCCTTTTTGGCTTTTGCCTCGCCCATGTCGAGCACCTTACCCTGCCGCACATACGGCACCGCCTTGTCCAGCAGACCGGCGAAGGTCTTGCGGATCGCCTCGCGTTTCCACCCGCGACCGGCCTGCATCTCGTGCGCCCAGTCGGTAAAATCGCCTTTGGCAAAGCGCTCTTGCTCCTCAGTCGTCAGATAATCGACCAGGCGCAGCGTCGCAAGCTCGCCGACTTTGCCGATCAACTGCTCGCAGACATACGCGCAGAGTTTTTCGCCCGCGTCGTCGTTGTCCGGGATGTAGATGACGCGCCTCGCGCCGCTGAGCGCCTCGGTGTAGGCGGGCAGCCACTTGCCATCCAGCCGCCCCTTGCCCGCGCCGTATGCGCTGGACACCGCGCAAAAGCCGAGCGCCGCAAGGTTGTTCGCGTCCTTTTCGCCCTCGACGATCAGGATGGTTTCGCCCTGCGCCTTGGCCGCCAGCATCTCCGGCAGCCGGTAGAGCAGATCATGCCACAGGTCGCCGACGTAGAGCTTGCCGTCTTCCCCGTAGCTCTGAAAAGCAAAGGTCTTTTTTCGCTCGCCGTTTTTGTCGTACCCCTCGTACCGCGCCTTGAGCTTTTTGATCTTGCCCTCCGCGTCCTTGTACTCGTAGATGCGCGTCAGCTCGTAGTCGATGTCTTTGATCTTCCACCGATGGCCGACGGCAAAAGGCCGCCGCGCCAGCTTGGGCGGCTCGGCCTTGCGCTCCGGCTTTTTCCGGGCATACCGTTCCGGCGGTTCGCCCGTCATCGCGTCCACCGCCACATCTTGCAGCGTGTAGCCCAGCGCTTCCGCAACGTCCTTGCGGTCTGCGCCGCACGCGTGGCATTTCATCACGGTCTGCCCGTCGTCCCCGATATAGCAGTGCAGGCTTGGGTCGTGGTCGGCATGACAGGGGCAGATCGCCCAAAAACCGCCCGGCTTATCGCTGCGCTTACGATCATCCACGCTGAGCAGATCGCGCCAAGCATCCAGCCTCATCCCCATCCGTCACACCGTCCTTTTGTCCTCTTTGGTCACAGCTCCACATGCAGGCACTCGCGCGCCGCGGCTTTCACGGCCTCGCGCCCCTCGTCGGTCGTCTGCATCGTCAGCATCACGTCCGCGATGGCGTAGTCCATCGTCGCGTCAGGGATTTCCCGCATCGTCGCGCTCAACAGCTTTCCGCCGCCGTTGCCGTGCTTATCAGCTCGGCTGTACCGTGCCGCCGTCATCACCTGCATCCGTCTCACCTCCCTTTGCCCTCATCGGGATCACGTCGAGCCGCAGCCGGAAGTCGGTGATCCGATCCGCCTTGTATATCCGCTGCGCGCCGCAAGCCTGACAACCGACGACGGCCTGCCATCCCGGCCGCACCGTCCCGGTCTCCGTCCTCGTCTGGATCGCGTCATAAGCCACCGACTCCTGACCGCCGCACTTTGCGCAACGGCCGCACCTGATCTCGACCACGTTCTCCGCTCCTCTCGTTGACCGCGCGCACAAATTCGTCACGCGATCCGCCCGTCCTCATATACACCCAGCCGCAGCTTGCGTTGTTGCACTCCGCCCTGCGGATCACAGCCGGGCCGAATCGGCTCGCCATCAGCACCCGCTCGCGGGCGATCACCGTGCCGCCGCAGTGCGGGCAGGGCTTAAAGCGCGCCGCGCGTATGCCGCGCTCCCGCCATTGCTCCGGCTCGTAATCCATCCGGATAGATGGCTGGTCATGCCGCCACGTCGCAAGCCCGTCTCCGTCAGTGTACGGCACCGTTGTCATCTCCCTCAAAGGGCATTTCGTTCTGCGCATGCCGCGCGATGATCGCCTCGACAAGCGCCCGCTCAAGCTGATCGGCAATGTCGTCCTGTCCCTCGTAGTCCCCGGCCATGGTCTGGATCGCGTCCACACACAGGCAGGCCAGCTCGTCGAGCAGCTCGTCCGTGGTGCCGGAAAATCTGCCGCTGATGCGGATGCTTTCATCTGCGTCGCGCGTCACATCTGCCCGTATCATTCAAAGCCCTCCAGATTGTCTTCGTCGGTCGTCGGTTCTTCCGTCTGGAGCGCCGCATCTTCCTGCGGCGCGTCCATCTCGGGGAAAAGCGCGTCGATGCTCACGCCCAAGGCGCGCGCCATCTTCGGGAGCTTCTCAAGAGTCTTTCCTCGCGTTCCATTTGCCAGTCTTGCAATCGTCACAAGTGTAAGCCCAGACTTTTCTGCAAGCTCATTCATGGTCATGTTTTTTTCGCGCAAGGTCTTTTTCAGCCTATCCGCAAATCCGTTTTCCATTATTTTCACCTCGTGCGTGCCATTTTGTCACTTACTCGCGTTACAGCTCTATTATATTTGCCGTTTTGGTACATGTCAAGTACCTTAAAAAAATTTTTTGCCAATTTGGCACACCAAAAGGATTTTACCGTTTCGGCAAGTATTATATTATAAAGTACCATTTCGGCAAGACTCAAGGAGGTGTTTTCATGCTTGGTACACTTGGCGACAGACTCCGCGCGATACGCGAGGATCACGACGTGATGCAAAAAGACCTTGCGGCCGAGTTCGGGATTACTCATAGCGCATTAAGCCGCTATGAGCAGAATAAGCGCGAGCCACCCGTTGATTTCATCGTAGCATTTTGCCACTATTTTAACGTCACATCTGATTTCCTGTTTGGCATGTCCGACGATTATCGCCCACCCGTGAACGTCAGTATTCCACCGACTCTTTTATCCCGCGATCCCTATGCCGATTTATCTGCCGAGCATCGAGCAACGCTTGATGCTATGGCTGATGTATTCCGTCAGCAGGAGGCTGCGCAAGGACAAAAAGAGGCATGATCTTGTTTTTCGGCACAAAAAAAGCGCCGCCCGAAGGTGACGCTTGGTGAAGTTGTACGCGGATCAGTTGCGGCTGATCTCTTTCGCCGCGCGAAGGGCTGCCTCCACGTCGATGCCGGTATTCACCGGCTCCTGCTTGGGCCAGTTCGCCGGATCGTCATGGGTCATCGGCTTGGCCTCAGTCTTTTTCTCCGAAACCGACTGCACGGCGATCTTCTCCGGCAGCTTGATCTTGCCGATCGCTTCGCCGTTGGCATACAGCAGACTGATGATGCTTTCCATCCCATCAAAGAGCCAGCGCGCCAGCAGGGCTACACAGGTAAGCATTGCGCCCTGAAAAGCCGCATTGTCCATATGGTTCAGATCGCTGTAAATCGTCAGCATGATAAGCAGCACCGCGATAATCGTCGCGAAGATCTTCGCGTGCCGCACGCCTGCCGTCATCTTCTTCTCCACGTCTACATTGGTTAAATTCGATTTCCTCATGGTCTTTCTCCTCCGTTATCGTTTTTGTCCATTATAGCGCCCATTCTACTCAAATGCAATCCACTTTATACCGTTTCGGCATGTATTTTTAACAAAGTGTTATTCCATTTCGGTAAATTCTACCGTTTCGGCAATCAATTTTAACAGTTTGTTTTGCCGTTTTGGTCGATTTATACCATTATGGCAAGCATTTTTAACAGTCTGTTATACCATTTCGGTATACTTTTTACCATTTTGTTAATGCGTTTAATGATTTGTTATACCGTTTCGGCAAGCATTTTTTAACATTTTGTTTACCAAAACGGCAAAAAATCGCCATGTTACGCTTTCGTGTTACGATTTTTGCCCCAATGTTACGTATTTTTTCCCAAAATCGTAACACGGTTTTTGCTAGGCCACGCCTAGGTTTTTCGGGGGTGTGTTACGATGTTACGTATTTTTGCGGGATATAGGGCCCATATACACACACGCAACAAAACGCATCGCAAAAAAATGCGCAAAAAATCATCTCGCATTGAGGCCGCGAAACTGGGTACTAGGGGTAAAAATACGTAATTTTCGTAACATTATATATTTTTATAATAAATAATACTTAATTATTCTATATATTATTCAATTCCTTGTGTCCCAAAAATGTTACGATTTTTACGTAACACGCCACTCCAAAATCGTAACATTCGTAACAACCTGATGTTATCCACAATCTTTTCAAACTTATCCACAGAAAACCGAATGCGAATTCGGTTTTGAGGAGGTGCTTTGACTTGAAAACCGCTGTCACCTATGCCCGCTTTTCCTCCGCGCGCCAGCATGAGACGTCTATCGAGGCGCAGCGCGACGCGATGGCGAAGTGGTGCGCCCAGCGCAGCGTCCGGATCGTGCAGGAGTACGCAGATCGCGCCGCATCCGGCACCAAGACCGAAGGCCGCGATGACTTTCTCCAGATGTTGGCCGATCTCAAGCAGCGGCGCGTGGACTATGTGCTCGTCCACAAGTATGATCGCTTCGCCCGCAACGAAAACGACCAGTATTTTTATATGGCCATGATCGAGCAGCGCGGTGCAAAGCTCGTCGCTGTCGCGCAGGAGTTCGGCGACGGACCGGAGGCGCGCTTTATGGTCGGCGTCATCACGGCCTATAATGCCTTTTATTCGGCGAACCTGTCCGCGGAGTCGAAAAAAGGCAAAAACATCATCAAGCAGCATGGCAAGCATACCGGCGGCCCCTATCCGATCGGGTATGACCCGGACGGGAAGGGCAACTATATCGTCAACGAGGTTGAGGCGTATTTTGTCCGCGAGCTGTATAACGCCGTCATCACGCACAGGCGGCTGGATGACGTCGTCGCCGAGATGCGCGATGCCGGTCTGCGCGGCCGCTATGGCGGCGAGCTGAAAACCGCCAACCTCGCGCGGATCGTCCGCAACCCCGTCTATATGGGCGTGTACCAGCGCACGCTGTCGGATGGCACGCTCGTCCGCCTCGAAAACCACCACACAGCCATTGTCGATCAAAAAACCTATGAGGAGGCTAACCGCATTATGGACGCACGCGCAAACGCCGGTCGAAACGACCGCAAAATCTACCCGTTGAGCGGTATCGCTTACTGCGCCTGCTGTGGCGCAAAGCTGCTCGCCCAGACCACCCGCAAAGACGCCAACCACGAATACACGTCGTATTACTGCTCTAAGTGCCACGATCTCCACCGCATCCCAGCCAAGGAGCTGGATGGCGCTGCTGTTGACTATCTCAACGCGCTTTTCGCGCCGGAGCGCCGCGCCGAGCTGGCAAAGGCCGTCGAGGACTACTCCAAGCGCCTGATCTCCTCCGCGGCCTCGCGCCAGCCGTCAGCGTCGCGCGAAATCAAAAAGCTCCAGCGCGAGATTGACTCGCTGGCCGCCAACCTTGCCACGGGCGTTTTGTCGCCGGACATGCTGACCATGATCGACCAGCAGATCACCACCCGCCGCGAGCGCATCAAGATTTTGCAAGAGACCAGCGCCACGCCTGCGCCCGTAACCGCCGCAGATATCGACTCTTTTTTCGCCGACGCCGCCACGCTCTCGCTTGGCATGGACCCGCGCTATCTGCGCCAGGTCATGCGCAAGTACATCAAGCGCGTCACCGTCCACACAACGGAGATCGAGATCGTCTCCACCTTTGACGACTGGATCGGTGAGAAACTCCGCTCCTGCCGAGAAAGCAGCGACGACGGAGGTGCGGACAGACAAAGATTAAGAATCGCATCAAACCCGTGCATGTTCGATGTGATTCTTACACTTTCATTTGTCCACCGCGTCCCTCTCCCGGAGCGATACCGTCCATTTCACAAGGAGTTGTACAATTTGCACAGAAACAAAATAAGGCACAGAAAAAAATAAAAAATCCGACATTTCAAGGAAAATTTCTCTGCCGTGTAGCGCTTCGGTGCTGATTCAGGCCGTTATTTAATGCAAATATGGGGGAGGGTACCCCTCCCATCGAATCTTTTGTGCAGTTTTGCCAATGCACTCGTGGGAAACCCTGTCGCTGCCGCTAGGCGGCAAACCCGCATAAAAAAGCAGCCGCACAAAACCGTGCGGCTGTTGAATCCTTGCCCTCACTTGGCAATGGCACGCATATATCGCGCGACCTTGTGCGGCCTGGCGTCCTTGTCGTCGATAAACGCCCGCGCCATCTTGCCGTAAAAATCCGGCGTGTTGTTCCCCGCGGCCGAAATGACTGGTCCATAATCCGACCAGATCATATTGAGAGCGACAAAAAATGCAATCATCTGATCGTCTGGCACACCGAGCTTATGCCCCAGCTCCGTCGCCTCGGCGTATGTCCAGCGCCCGCCATGCGGTCTGGATGTGTCGGCGTTGTCCATGCGATCCACCCATGCCTGCGCCTGCTCCATCGTGATCACCTCGCCGCCCTCGCACTCCTTATCGAGCGCGTCCAATGCGATGGACATCAGCGCAAAATCGCGGACGTTGCCAAGCGTCTGCGGACACTGCATGATCTGCTCCCTGGCCTCTCTGATAGCCTCAGCTGTCCACATATTTATCCCTCCTATGCCTTAGCCTTGTCGATCTGCTCGATCAGTCTGTCCACGTCCTCAGGCGTGAAGCTCATGCTGTCCTGCCCGATCTGGATAGTCATGCGTCCGCCTGCCTTGGTTATCTGCTCCTTGAGCTGCACCGCCACCGCGCCGACGTCGATGTTGCCATCCTCCGACATAATGCCCAGCGCTTGGAGCGTGGGCAAATACTTGCCGACGATCCGCTCCGGGTTTGCCGCCGCTATACCGACGACCGCGCCGTAAATGATCCCCTTAACGCCGCTAATAGATGGGCGCACTACCACGTCATAGTAGTGCGCCACACCCGCGGCGACCTGTTTAAGCGTCGCCATTGTTTTTAGCCTCCCGCGTTCGCGCCAGCCGCAGCCGCTGTCGGCGCAGTCCAAGAGTTATAGCGCTGCATAGGCGGCGGGCAAATGTTTCCGTCCGGGATGACCATCTTAGTCATGCCCATGAGCGCCGCAACCTGGCTTTGCAGACAGCCGATCATGCCGTTGTTGCTGGCATTGTAGACCGCCTGCTGCGCGATCTGCTCCTCGATACCGCGCAGTCTGCTGTTGATGTCCTTGTACATGTCCAGCATCTTGCTGTCGGTATAAGTGTTCGCGTCGCGGAGCTTAATCTCGCTCTCAAGCTCCGCGATCCGCGCGGACTGGGTAGCCTCGTAGCGGTTGATCGTGTGATCCTCGCTACAAGTGGCCGTTGTGCGCGCAGCAGCGCTGGCCATCATCATCGCCGCAGCCATGTCGGCGACAGTGTCCCGGCGATTGCCGCCGAGAAGACCGTTAAGCACGTTGCCGCCACCCAGCAGCCCCAGCGTAGTGCCTGCGATGCCAAAACCCAAACCGGTGTTGGCCACGCCTTTGGAAGCATACTCTTTATATTCCATCATGCTCCCTCCTTTCTGCCCTCATTTTTGCATAAAAAAAGGACGTGCACCTATCAGATGCACGTCTTGTTTATATCAGGTTTTTGTCAGTCCCACATGTGCTCACTTACTGCCGCATCCCACTCGGCCTCCATGTCACTGATGGCCTTTTTCCAGTCCTCGCCGTCAAGGATGCGCTCGACGGCTTTTCTGCCTGCGCTGGCCTTGTGGTAATTGGCCGCGCGGGAGTAGCTTTCCGCGCGGAGCATCTCGGCCGGGCGTGCTTTGAGCAGCTTGACGGCCTTTTCACTCGGCGATACGGCCATCTTGTCGCCCATGAGGGCAAAGCTCAGGCCGGAGTGTTCGAGGATTTCACTCGCGGCGGTGGAAAGCTGCTGCTTGTACTTTTCTTTCATGGTTTCTTCCTCCTGTCGATCGGGTTGTTTTCTTTGTTCCTTACAAGTATATTATAAAACAGTTAGCCTTATTTGTCAATCATATCATAAAACATTTTTAAAAAATATGAACAAATAAAAGAGGCGTGTATCCTCTGACACACGCCTCTTTTATTTGCGATGATTGATAACATCATTAATATGTTTGTTCCACTGTTTCTTCATCTCCTCGACTTCCAGCGCCCAATCAGCGCCGTCAAGAATATTATCAACAGCTTTTTGACCCAACGTGGCTTTTGCCGCGTTGGCCGAATCTCTGTACATCTCGGCATAAAGGAGCGCGACAGCCATCGGGTATTGAGCTTCCAGATCATCCAGATCGCTTTCCGGCTCATCTGGATACTTGCCGAAGCCTTTCAGCGCGAGCATGTAAGCCTCGTCAAAGGCTGCCTGTTCTGCCTTCGCTGCTTCAAGCTTTTTGATTCCGGGAATCGAGTTGCGGAAGTTCTGGCGACGCTCAACAATTTTGTTTTCTTCGTTCTTTTTCATTTTTTTGTTTCCTCCTTAGGTTTTTCCTTTTACGCACTTATTATAAGGCATTTTGCTTTATTTGTCAATAGCATTTTAAAGCATTTTTAAACTTTTTTGAAACAAAAAATCCTCTGCTTATTGCAGAGGAAAATGCTTATTGATCCGGATCGTCCGGCTTGCGCCTGTGTGCGGGCGTGATGGGCAGAGACAGCAGCCCCCAGCCCTTATAGTGATACAAAGATCCCTTGCACGATGGGGCACCTCGCATGCTTGTCGCGATCTTTTTTAAACCGCTTGCTATACGTTTTGCGGCGATATCTCGCTCCTCTTCCGGAGTTTGCGGCTCAAAGAGCCGGTAATTATTCCGCGCCCAGTCGAGCAGATTGGTGCACGGCACTTGATTGCCGCTCGGATCGACCAGCACCCAGATTTTGCTTTCTCGGTTTTGCGGTCCACGTTGCCCCTCCGGGATTGCAAGCGCCGCTTGCACGCCGCGCGGTTGCAGCTCGTCCATCTGCGCCTTAACAGCAGCGTCTTCCGCGCGTCGCCTTTTCGCGTCCTCTCCCCACTTGCGTGGTTTGTCATGTGCCGACTTCGCCGCGCGGAGACGACGGCAAGCGTCCGAGCACGTCACGCGATTGTCTGACCGATACGAGTCAAACAGTCTGCCGCAGATCACGCATGCTTGTGTGATCTTGCCCACCGCCTTACATCCGCACGACGTCGTCTTACCAGAGATCAGATTGCTCGCATAGTACGACTTAACGCTGCCACATCGCAGGCACTCCGCATCGCATCGGGTCTTAGACGACGCTTCCGGCCGCCTCCAAATCCGCAAAACCTTGAGATCGCCGAACACGTCGCCGACCTGCATGTTGAGTTTGCGAGGCATGCTCAACGCCTCCCAAACTCGCCGCCGACAAGGATGCGCGGAAGCCCTTTATACATAATGGCTTCTTCGCCGCGGCCATCAACCCAGCGCTGGCCCCTGATCTCATCAATGGTCAACGGCTGCTCGCCCTGCCAGTCCGCGAGGGTAAACTGCACACCCTCAGACTGGATCACGGCGATGATCCCGACATCCGGATGATCGACGAGATAAAATATCCCATATTCGTCGATCACTGTCTCGGACACGATCGGGAGCGCCAGCGTGCATCCAGTCTCCCAATCGTAGACGGCCAGCTTCGGCGCATCGCCGCGCAGATAGGCCGCGGTCACACCCAGCGCATCCGCCAGAGCAGGGAGCAGCTTTGGGCCGAGGTTTCGCTGCCCGCTCTCGTAGCTGTTGAGCGTCTGCGCCGACACGCCCAATTTATCGGCCAGCTCTTTCTGGCCCAACCCGCGCAGGATACGCAGATTTTTGATTCCCATCATTTCGCCCGCACCTCCTCGATCGCAGGCTCAAGGTCATGGCTGCCAAAGGCGTCGCACAACACGACGTCCTTGTTGCCGCAACCGCGACCGCAAGGGCAGGTGACATAATGGGCAATAACCTGCCCGTCATGCACCAGATCGACAGGGACGGTTGTTCCGTCTCCGCAGTAGCCGCGGCCTTTCGGTTCACCCCAAATGAGCCTATAACCATCTTTCAATTTCATGTTTTTCCTCCTTACTTATAACCTTTCGAGCGTCTTAATCAGAGACGCAGACGGCTTAAATCCGCAATCTAGGACGGCTTTATAGAGCGCCCTGATCTCATTAGGTTTTCCAACGCTAAATGAGATCGTTCCTCTATTCGTAACCCTCACGAAAGAGGACGAGGCCATGAAACCGAGCTCCTTACAGATTTCCTCATAAGACATCTGCTTTTTTTCTCCATTTTGGATCACGTTCATTATTATTCCTCCTTTTTTACGCGGCGACAAGCGCGCCGGTCATGTTGTCGATGTAGCCGATCTCAAGGTCGCGCTTGCGGTTCCACGCGTTGGTGTAGATGCGCGCGGAAACGTAGGTGCGATTGTGGCCGCCCTTAACCCAGTCGTTCGCAACGACCTTGAAGTTCCAGCCGGACTCCTTGCCCTCCTTCTCGGCAGCGAGAAGGGCCTTAGCCAACGCCCAGGCACCTTTAAGTGCCACGCTCAGGCTCAGGCCAAAGCTCTTGACCATGATCCACGCGCGCTTCATGATAACCTTCTTGTTGTACATTGCTTTTTCCTCCTCGCCCTTTAGGCTTTTTGTTTTCTTGTTCCTTATGCGCCTACTATAAGGCATTTTGTTTTATTTGTCAATAGCATTTTAAAACATTTTTAAACTTTTTTTTGAAACAAAAAAAATCCCCGGCCATCAGGCCGGGGTGTTATCATCCGTATATATAGATGCAGACATTCGTCTTTTAATTTCGCGAATGCTGCGGCTGACGGTCGCCGGAGACATGCCCAGCGTCATGCTGATCTGCACGATGCTGTAACCACGCCAGAGCAAATCAAAGACCTGCCCCAGCCGAACGTGAACGTCAAAGCCGCAGCGGCGGGCGATTTCTTCTTTCGTGCGCCTGTCAAAGTCAAGGCGCACGGTAAACCGCCTCCCTTATCCCTCCTTGGGCTTGTCGTAGGTCATCGCCTGCGCGCTGTCGCTGATGCCCTTGGTCGTCGGGTCGGCAATCACGCCGATCATGCCCAGCACCGTCAGAATCGCGTTGACAGCGGTCAAAAGCGCGTCCTGCTGCACCGTCGGCGTTACGCCAAACAGCGCCAGCAGGTTATAGACAAACGCGATCACCAGCGCCAGAAACGACGCGAGGAACGTCTTATTGTGAAAGCGTACCCACCAGTTAATCCTCATACCTTGATATCTCCTTTTAAATCCCGAATGTCATGTTGAAGCTCTTTAACCTCGCCCTCAAGCTTGTACGTCCTCTCGACGATACTGTTGTGCTTGTTGACCTTATCCTCAAGCTGCTGGATGCGATATTGCATCAGCTTGTTGGATGCAAGCACGCCTGCAAGGCTGCCAATCGCGCTTGCAACCGCCGGAAGCCATGTCATCAAGTCCACCTATCCGTCACCTCATTAGTCATTTGTAACCTTCCACCGCCCGACCAGCGTCACGTACGCGCCGTTGCCGTCGGTGAGCGTCGTCGTGTCGCCGGTTTCCTCGCCGCCGTCGCCCGCATCGCCAGCGCCCGGCGCATCCTCGACCAGATACTCGCTGGACATATACCCGGCCTCGCCGCTTGCCAGCTCGCCGAAGACCCAGCCCGTGCCGCCCGCCTCGCGGATGATGTTCACCCGCGCGCCGTTTTCGGCTTTGGCGATGATCTTTGACCGCGTGCTTGCGCCCTCGCGGATGTTGAGATATCCGCTTGTTACGCTCACTGTTGCGTTGCCAAAAATCTTTTCCGCTTCGCTCACTTCCGTTTTTCCTCCTTCCGGATAGTCCACCTCGATCATCCGATGCACCCCCAGCCCGTCCCACCCTGCCTTCGCCGTCAGCGCGGTTTCGACCACGCCGCCCCGGCTCTTGCTTGAGTGGATGACCGTCCCGTTCTCCGTCACCAGCCCGGTGTGATTCACGTCGCCCGTGCCAACGCCTATGAACGCCAGCATTCCCGGCTTCGCGCCGGAAATGCCCGACTGCCGCCAGATCAAATGGCGATACTTCGGCACGCTGTCAAAGCTGTTCCAAAGCTCGTTCGTCCCTGCCGTCGTGTAGCGCTTGTCGCCGCCCGGCGCTGTGCGGATGACCTTCTTGATGAGGTTGATACAGTCCAGCTCGCTGTACGCCGTCCCGATCAGCCCCCGCGCCGCGCGGATGGCAGCTTCTGTTTGGATCAAAGGCTTTCACACTCCTTCCGCCTTTATCCGAGCATATGCCCTCTAAGACGATGGAACTTTTTGAGTGCTCGTCTTCGAGCGCGTGCGTATTCCCGGATAGCTTCGTCAGTCGGCTCAGCGTGCAGGCACTCAACAAGATATCTGATCGCCCATTCTCGTGCCTGCTGTTTTTGCTTTCTGTATTCCATTTTGCTTTTCATTTTTTTTCAAAGTCCGCCTCCCCTTACCGATCAAGTCAAACTTTTTTATGTCGAAATGTTTAACTCGACTCTCAAAAGTGCGCAAAAAACGCCCTGTTTGAGAATTAAGTTAGTTAACAATAGCGCCCTAGATAAAATAAGCAGATGGTACAAACGGCTAATGCCACATGCCTCCCATCAGGAACCGATGCAGCGCGGCGAGGGCTTCCTTGCGTCACTCCGTCACGAGGTCTTCGCAACCGCTGTCGATCAGGACTTCCTTGACCTTATCCTTGAGCAGGCGCGGAACCTGCGCGTAGGTCTTCTTGCCAAGCATAATCTGCTGTGCCCACAACATAGCCATCATATCTTCTTCCTTTCCGCTCATTATAATGAGCCGTCCAAAAAATTTAAGCATACACAATCTCGCTCATTTCGAGGATGCATTGCAGCAGGGTTTCATTTTGGTTTTCGAGTGCCTTGATGCGTTCAAGCTGCGTCGGCTTCGGGTCGGGGTCTTCCGGCTTTGGCTTCGGGTCATGGACATACGTGTCATTTACATAGCGATAGTCAGAGATATCGCTATTCGGCAGCATCTCTACCACCGGCATGCCGTTGTAGGTTTTTGGTACATCTTCCCCGTCGTGCCAGCCAAGCACGACACAAGCCGACAAAATGCGCCCATCGTCCGCAAGATTCAATCCATATATCATTTTCACACCCCCTTAACGCCGTAAATTCTGACCGGGATACACGCACGTTGATCGTCGCTTGTGCTGTCTGTCAATCGTATAGCCTTCCCAAAATGATTTGTGTCTAGAGTGAAATCTCGGAATTGGCCACCAGCGCCATGTTCAGTATCTGTGAGGAAATAAAATCTTAACCTATCCCCTTTTTTTGCCACGGCAGAAAACGAACGCACGTTTGAGTTGACATATGCAAGAAAATAAATCATGCAATAATTGTAGGCTTTCCAGTCGAATGTTACGGTCTGTTCGTCGAACGAGCTGTTAGGTGAGGCGTTTTCCCACAATACTTCCGTCGAATACTTTTTCTCAATTTCGTCCTTTAGCTGACTAAGCTCAGCTCCCGTCGCTTTCGCATCTGCGGCTTTTCTCGCCATTGTCAGCGTCGCGTCCGTGCCGGAGAGCGCCCCAACGTCCGCCGCTGTCGGCATCCAGTCGTCAGCACGCGCCCCAACGTCCGCTGCGGTCAACGTCACTTTCCCCGCCTCGTCCGGCGCTTTACCGTTGATCGTCAGGCTGCCCAGACTCCCCGTGTCGCCGCGCGGGATCGTCAGCTCGATCACCGGCGCTTCCGCCGTGCCGGTCTGCTTGACGCTCGCCGCCGTTCCCGGCTCGCCGGTCTTGACTTGCACTGTGATCTGAGGGGTTGCGCCGGGGTCGCCTTTATCGCCCTTGGGCAGGCCGAGCACGATATTGTAGTGCCCGTCCACCTCAGTCAGCTTTGCCGTCGGTGCAGCGCCCGCCGCAAGGCCAGTCGCTGTGATGGTCATGTCGTCGATCTTGGTGGCAGCTTCCGTGGCAGTAGTAGCCGCGGCTTTCGCCGCGGAAGCGCCATCTGTCGCCTGCCCAGCCGCGTTTCTCGCGTCGCTCGCCGCGCCATTAGCGGCCTCGATAGCCGACGCGACTTTCTTCAGCGCATCGCCGACCGATGCAGCAGCACCCTCTGCCTTTTCCGCGGCCGCATCGCATCGCCCGATAGACGCCATAATCTCGTCGAGATTGGGGATGCGCTTACCCTCATCCAGGATGTCGTCCCCAGTCGGATCGATCGCCATGACGGCCATGCGCGCGACCGCAACACTCGCTCCGTCCCTGGTCACGCGGATCGTGCAACCGACCGGGCCGGGGATATTGGCCGCATCCCTCGGCAAAACTGCTTTTATCTCACCGCCGCTCTCTACCGTCGCCTCGCTATATGTAGTGCCGCCGCTCTCTACCGTCGCCTCGCTATATGTAGTGCCGCCGCTCCCGTCCTCAGACAAGGCGCGCGCACAGTAGAGCGATGCGGTCGCTCCGGTCAAGTCTACCGGCACGCCGTTTTTTTTGATCGTCACGATCCAGACCAGCGCCTGCACATCGCCCTTGACGATCGGCTGATCCCGCACGAGGACGGGGTTGCTCTGCGTCAGCTCGATCGTCTGGCGTTGCGTAAATCCCTCCATTTTTGCCATCCCCCCTTAATAGTCGCCTGCCCCGCGAGACTGAATAAAAACTTGGAAAAACAGGTTTGCCGTGATCCGTGTCAGCGCGTCCGGCACAAAGGAGACCTTGTGCCAAGTGCTGCGCGTCACGCGCCCGTCAGCGTTGGCCGACATATACTTGGCGATATCGATCTCCTTTTCATCGCCAACATCCTCAGCGGGTATCTCTTTGCCGTCCACCTTGATCGTCACGGACTGCGCACGGCTGCCGGTATAGATGCCGTACTCAATGTCATGCGTGTGCTCGGGGATTTTGACGCTGTGCCTGTGCGGCTCTAAATCAAACCACATCGAGGGGATCACGTGCTCATGCTGGATGTCATGCACATGCGGCATATCATGCGCGTGGGCAAAATCGTGGCTGTGAGTGCCGTTTTCACTCGTGCCCGGCTTTCCGCTTCCGCCCTGCGCATCATATGCGCCCGTCGTCCAGAGCGTGCCGCTCCCTTCGACCTCACCCTCCGGCGTCACCTTGATATTTTTGTTGCCCGAGTAGATGCCGCCAGTCGCTTCCGCACCGGCAGACAGGCTGTGATTGTGCGCAATAGAGTAAGTCTTTGACGTGCCCGTAAAATTATGGCTGTGCGACGCGAGCGCATGGACATGCGCAAAATTATGGCTATGATTACCGGCTTTGTCCGTCTCCGTTTTGACCCCGCCAAGATAGTCCTTCGGCCCGCCGGTCAGCGACACTGCGCTGCCATCAGTGGCGTCCATCGGACTGCTGGAGTATTTGACGCCAATGGAGATCGTCTGCGCCGGTATCGTCACCGTGCCGCCTCCGCCCTCCTCGCTCGTTCGTGTACTGCCGCCGCCGGACTTGGCCAGCTTGGCGTAACTCCGATACGCCTCGATTTGCCATTTAAGCAGGCAGCGGTTAATGCGCAGGACATTTCCGGGGACATAAAAAGACATCTCCAGAGGGTGATCTGCGTCACAACTATCCGATATCTGCATACTGTACAGATTGGTCGCGCCCTGGCTGTACAGCTCCTGCACGCCGATCTTGTCTAGTATCTCGTTAAGCTCCTCGGCCGTGTCGCGCACGCTGCTGTCCAGCGTCAGCTTGACGTTGCCGGGGTCGCCCTCCATGTCGGTCTTTTCGCGGCCGGTCACGCGCGTTTTGATCGTCTCGCCGAGCGCCTCGTCGAGGATCAGCACACGGTCGCCAACCTGGGCGTTGTCCCAGTCCTCGCCGGTCAGCATGTGCAGATCAACGCAGGTCGCCTCGTAGGAGACCTGCGGACGCTTCCCGCTTTCCAAAATGGCGCGCATCCGCGCCAACAGTGTCGCCGGATCGGTCTGCCGGAGATCGGCATGCAGCCCGACGCGCACGCCGTAGCGCGCCATCGTCTCCGCGTCCGCGTCGATGTAGTCCTTTCCGCCGTTGACGGAGGCGACTGTCAGTTGATTGTCGCCCTCGCCATATCCACGGCCGACCAGCCGCGTGACGATCCGCCCGTCGATTGTGCGCTGGATGGCGGTGACGTTTCGCCCGTAGACCAGCGGCCGCGTCGCCTCCTGCCCAAGCTTCCGCAGCCGGATCGTCCAGGGCTTTGCGCTTGCGTCAAAGATAAATGCGTACTCGTCCACGAGCACCTCGCCCAGCGACATGATGGCCTCAAGCAGCGTCACGTCCTCAAAATTATACTGGTATTGGTCGGCAAAATCGCACGCGCCCAGTTCCCAGCGCGCCGTCGATTGGCGCGCGAGGATGTAACCCAGCACCCAGCGCGTGTCAAGCTCCGTCCCGCCCAGCTCGTGATGGCCGATCAGCATGTCGTCCAGCAGCGTGCACTCCGCGCTCTCCAGCTCGTAGGTCACAGTTGCGCCGCTCTCCTTGTTGGCGTGGACGGCCGATTTGACGCGATAGAGCCCGACGTAGTCCTCCCCATCCGTCAACCGCACCCAGCTTGTCGGCACGTCGATCAACTCCGTTATCGGATCGCCAGCAGCCAGCTCAAGCGTCGCCGTGTCCAGCTCGTTAAGGGTCTGCTTGTAGCCGCAGCGGATCGCCGTATCGATTGGCGCTTTGAGCGTCATGCCGTCGCTCTCCATCAACTCGATCATGCAATCCACCTCCCGCGCAGATAAGCCGTCACGACAGCCTCGCCGCCGGTCAGCATAATGCCGATACTCTGCCCGCGCGTCACCTTCAGCCGTTTCCAGGCTTTGACTGCGCCAAAGCGCTGCACGCCGTCCACGCTGAGGATCGGCGGAAGGTTTGCCCTCGCGTCCCCTGCCTCGTAGCGGATCGTTTGCCCCACCGCCGCGTTAAGTCCGGACATCGCCAGCGACTTACCGCCGACCACGATGGTCGCCGCCGTCACATTGCCGCTTGTGACCTTGATATCCACGCGCAGCGGCGCGGCAACGTCCGTATCAAAGCCCGCGCGGATAGTCGCCTTCCCGCCGCCGGTCGTGGCGGTTGCCGTTTGCGCGTGTGTCGCATAGGCAAGCCCCTGCAAGGTTGCGGTCAGTTGGATGCAGCCGTCCGGCCAGCTTTTACCGTCCAGTTCAGCGGCCTTGTCAAAGCTACAGATGCGATAAACCTCCGGGTCTCGATCAAGGATCATCCTGCCGCGCTGTGCGCATAGCCAGCCGACAATCCGGCGGCAAAATGTCTCGTCCGCCTCGCGTCCGTCCATCGGCGTCAGCGTCACCTTGCGCGTCACGCTCTTATAGCTGGCCTCTCCGATCTCCGCCTCGATGCCGCCGGGCAGGGCGTACAGGTTGCGGCTGATCGTCGTGCCGATGGTCGTCGTCTCCCCAAAAAAGGCATGCGCGCCAAAATCTCGGCAGCTTTTCCCGGCAAAAATAAAATCGTCGTACACCTTACCACCCCTTTCGATTTGCGCTTTGGCCGCTGACGGTCGCAGACGATCTGGTGGCGATCTGCTGGCTGACGCCCTCGGCGACGACGCGCCCGGTGCGCTGTCCATCAAAGTACAATCCCATGCCGTCCAGCGCCCCTCTGACGGCCTCGGCGATGTCACTGGCAGAAATACCCACACCGCCGCCTTGCGCGTCTCCTGCGGGCGCATAGGCCGCCCTCTGCGCGTTATAGCCGCCGCTAAAAGCTTCCGCCAGCGCGCTGCCCGCCCGCGCGACGCGATCATCCGCCTCGTCAAAGGCGTCCAGCAGCCCCTCTACCGTGTATTCGCCAGCCTCGGCCATCACTCGGCTTGGGCTGTGTATCTGCATCGTCGTCGTATAGCCGCGCCGAAAAGCGCCGCCGATGCGCTTGCCCGCGCTGTATGCGTCGTCCTCGCGCGCATTGATCGCGCTCAGCAGGCCGTCCACGCTGTCGTCTCCAACCTGCGACAGATCGCCCATCCCGCTGTCCGTGCCGTCCACCGCGGCCGTGCCGAGCGTCTCGCCCGCATCTTGCATATCCGGCTCCATGTCCGTGATCGCGTCCACGCCCGCCTGCGTCATTTCCTCCGTTGCGGTGGTCATATCACCCGTCTTGTCGGCAATGCCGCTTATCGCGCTTTCCGCGAGGCCCGTTCCAGCTGTTCCCGCAGCGTCCGCCTTGTCCGTAATGGCATCCGTCGCACCGCCCGCAGCGTCATCAGCGGCGTCATAAAAGCTGCCATAAAGCGCTTCATATCCCTCAATTAAAGCGTTGGCTGTGATAGGGTCTCCTGCGCTAAAAGCGTCTTCGATCTGTTGTCGCAGGTCTTTCGCTCCCTGGTCGATCTCTTGCTGGCTTTTGTCTCCCGTGAAGCCCTCCACGACAACATCGACGACCTGCGCGCCGATGTCCTTCAACTCTTCTTTTTTTTGATCGACCGCGTTGCCGACATCACCCGCGATTGATCCGACCGCATTGACCACGCCCTGCGCCACGCCGTTATCGTCAAAGCCCTCGTTAAAAGCCTGGAATGCCCTTTTTCCTGCTTCCAAAAAAGGCCCCGTCGTTTCACCTATGCCTTGGCTAATACGCTCTTGCGTGCCCGCCACCGCATCGCTAAAGGTGTCGAGTTTGGCCGTCATCGCATCTTCGGTTGCGCCCGCCACGTCGCCGACTTTTTGATAGCCCGCGAGGATGGTATCGACAATCTGGCCGTTGGTCTCCGTCCAAATCTTATCGCCAAAGAGCGTCTTGCCCAGATCGTCCCGCTTGGCCTTGTCCTCGATACTTTGCAGGCCCGTCAGCACACGCTGGACAGCTTCAGACGCCGCGTCGCCGCCCGCGCGCATCTTGGTAGGGATATCGGCAGTCAAGAGGTTAAGGTCTTTGAGCGCCGTTTTGCTGTCCTCACTGCCGCTTGTGAGCGTCTTGACAAAATTCTCAACGCCCTTGTTGAGGTTACTGTCCTTTCCGAGCGTCTGGTCGTTGCTCGCGCTTTTGAGCGCGCTGTACATATTGTCCGCGTCATATCCGAGCTGCTGGTAGACCTGGCTGTAATCCTCGTAAGCGTTGAGCATCTGCGCGCCGCCATCCGAAAAATCTTGCATGCCCTTGGTCATTAAATCCAGCGCGTGATCCCACGTAATGCCGTAGGCGTTGACCATGCTCGTCGCGCGGTTGATCGTGTCTTGTGTGCTCTGGCCAAAGACCTGGTCGAGTGTGATGACCTCGTTGGTGATGCGGGTGATGTACTCGTCGTCCGTGATACCGGCGTTTCCCAGCGCCGTATCGACCGCGGCCACGTCGCTGACCGTCTGATCGCCACTTCGCTGCCCGGCCCATCGACGATCCACCTCATCCTTGATCTTTCTGCGTCGCTCGGCCACCTCCGGACTGCCTGCCAGCGCGAGCGCCTGCGCGTCCTCCGTCTCGCCCTGGATGGCCTCGCCCAGTGCCCACTTGATGCCGTCCCGCAGTCCTTCGAGCGCCTTTTTTCCGACCTCAAACTCAATGAGTTTTTTTCCGACCACGTCGCCGATGCTGGCCGCCAAATCCTGCACGTCTCCCTGTGCCTGGTTGGCGCTGTCGCCGATATTTTCGAGGCTCTTCGCCGCGCCGTCGAGTCCTTCGTTGGTCTGCCCGCTCGCATCCGTGATCGCATCCAAGCCATCCGTAAAGCCGCGCATCTGTGTCTCCGTCTTGGCCATCTCCACGCGCGCATTGTTGATTTTTGTGCGCAGTTCGACCGCTTGACGGCTGTTTTTTCCGTATGCGTCCTCAACCTTGCCCAGCTGCGCCTCCATCAGGGCGAGGCGCTGGCGTTGCTGCTCAAGGCTCAGGTTGAGCGCCTCCGTCTGCTGCGCGGTCGTGCGCGTCGCGCTGTCCGCGTTGGCATATTCAGCCGCGGCCACGGAGAGCGCCGACTTGGTTTCTTTCAGCTGGCGGTTGATATCCGCCAGCGCCGCCTTATACTGTTTTTCGCCCTCGATCACGATCTTGGTGCGGATCGTCGTGTCGCTCATCGTCTGTCACCTCCATCATGGACAGTCTGCGAGGCTGCCCATCCGTCTGGGCGCGCTGCTCTCCGCCTGCTTGCGTGTAAGTCTCAGCACCGCCGCCGGAGATAATCGCCAAAACTCATCGACGCTTATGCCCGCGCTCAGCGCGGCGCGCATCATGCGCCCCCATGGCAGATTATCCGACGGCCTCATGCGTTTTTTCCCTGCCCGCCTTTGCCCGCCTCGATTGCAGCCACCGCCGCATTGACGATATCATCGGCCTGCTCAAGCATCTCGCGATAGGTCACATGCGCGTCAAAATCGGCAAATGCGATTCGCTGCCGTCCGGGCACATGGTCGCGGATTTCCGCCGACGCGATTGCGCCCCAGCACAACGCGCAGAGCGCGCCAAAGATTTTTTGGTGTGCCTGCGTCAGGATGCCCAAATAGCCCATCCGCACGCCCGTCGCCGCCGAATAACAAAGCTCCGTGCGCCGAATCTGCTCGTTGTCAAATCGCAGCTCGTAAGCTCTTCCGCCGAGTTCCACCGTGATAACCGGCGCGTCAATATCCATTGCCTGCATAAGATTCTCCTCCTGTCCGCCTGCGGGGTCATGCCCCCGCGATCGCGTATAAAATCAAGCGGCAAAGCCTCGCCTTGCCGCCTTAAAGTGTTAGATCGTCGCCAGCCCCTCCGAGAGGGCGGCCAAATCCGGCACCGTCGCAAAAAACGTCTCCGGCGTCTTTGTCTTGTTGGCTTCCAGCGCCGTGTCGCAGATGACCTCGACCGGCCGCATAAACGCGCCGTTGCCGATGCTCATGCGATATGCGACGCGCGTGCCCGCGTGCTCCAGCGTCGGGATCGTGTAGCTGAGGGTATCGTCCTCCTCGGTGGTGGCCGTCACCTCGCCCTCAGAAAACTCGCCCTGCAAAATCCAGCGCATAACCATCGTGCCGTCGTCGCGCGTCTCGCATACGCCAACCGCACACTTGGGCTGTGCCTTGTCGCCCAAAATCTCAACGCCCTTGCTCATCACATGGCCGAGCACTGCCGCGCGCTTTTCGGCTACCATCCGCGGATAGCTGATCTTGGTGGTCATGCCGGTCAGCATTTTGCGCTTGCGGATCATCCGGTTGCTGGCAGCCAGTTTCCCTTCGGCGTAGGTCGGCGTCAGGCCGACCTCCGTGTTCTCACAAGCCAAAAAGGGCGTGTCATATGTCGGTGGGGTCGTGCTGGTGCCCTCGCTCGTCATTAGCGCGATGTATGCGTCCGATACGCCGGTATACAGGCCGAGCGCCTGCAATGCGGTCAGATCGGCGTTAAAAGTAGGTTCTGCCATTTAATTTTCGTCCTCCTTTATGTTCCGCGGGTCGTAGCGCAACTGGAGCACCAGCCGCACATGTTGAGCGTAGATGGCCTCTTGCGCGCTATCCTCCGCGTCAGTCAACTGGCGGCAAAAGAGCAGCGCCGCCGAAGCGTATAGTTTGGGCGCGCAGACCGCCATCGCGTCGTAGACGCCAGCTGCGCGCAAGCTCTCCACGGCAGCCTCCATGTTGTCCATGGCCTCCTGGTCAAGCTCGCTGCCCTCATCCACGCCACGCAGATAGCGGCGCACGCGCTCCTGACCGCCCAGATAGTCGTCAATCAGCGTCCGCGCGTCCATGCCTCACGCCTCCCCTGTCAGGCCGCCTGCACGTCCACGATGCGCAGCAGCTCCGGCTGCTCGATCTGGATGTCGTAGTAAGTGGACAGGACAAAGTCTGTCGTGCGCGCCTTGGCATGACGCTCCGTCTCGTAGGCAATCGGGCTGTCGTAGTTAAGGTGGATCGTCTTGAGGTTGCCGACAATCGGCTTATCCACATAGCTGCTGATAACCGGCGTGAAGCCAATGATCTGGCGGGTCGGATCGCTAAAGAGCGCCACCGCGCCGTTGGCCAGCGTCTTAATCATGCCCATCCAGTCGCTCATCTTGAGCGCGACCTTGTAGACGCCCTGCGGGCGGGTCGGCAGCTCAGAGAGCGCCGTCATAATGCCGTCCAGCAGGTCAGTCTTGCTGGTCGTGGTCTTCACGCCGACGCCGCTGTCGTAGACGCTCATATGGGTGTAGTTGCCGGTCGCGCTCTTGGCAAAAATGCGCTTGCACAGGCGGGCGCGCATCATTTCGGCGTGGCGGGGGTCGATGTAGCTCTCAATGGCGGTGTTGGTGTCCGTCAGGAGGCTGTTGGGCACGGTTACGGCCTTGGCATACGGATAGCGGCCAAAGGTCAACATGCTGGCGGTCAGGGTCGCATCCGGCGCATCCGTACCGTCGGCCACATCGTCGCCGTCCACGTCGGCCGTTGCCACCTTGGGCATCTCCAGCCCGGTGATGCTGGTCGTGGTGATCTCCGCGAGGATGCTGTCATCATCGACGATATCGCGGATGATCTGATCGCTGACGTTTTTCGGCAGCAGGTAGCCGCCATTTCCGGCAGCGCTGCCGGTCGTCACCGTCGGCAGGCTCAGGGCGTTGATCGTCTCCTGCGAGATAGCCGCGCCGGTAATCAGCGCGCGGTACAGGCCGCCAAGCGCCTCGGCGTTATGCTGCGCGACGCTCTCCAGCTTGCGATTAAATCCGGCCGCCACGCGACCGGCCTGTGCCTGCATCTCAGTCTGCGCGGCCTCCATCGTCTGATCGTAGAGCGCCTTTTTCTCGGCAATTTGGTTGTAGATTGCTTTGCCGTCCTCGGCCTTTGCGCCGTCCGCGCCGACCTTATCAGCCAACTGGCCGCGCAGCGCCTTGATTTCGCCCGCCAGCGTCTGCGCCTGCGTCAAAAGAGCGTTGACATCCACCTTAGCCCATACGCGGGCAGTTGTCTGCTTCGCCAGATAGCGCATACGCGCGTTCATCTTTTTCATGTTTTTTCGTCCTCCTCACATGTCGGCGATCAGCGCGTCGGCCATCGCCAGATAGTCGTTTTTATCCTCATCGCCCGCCGAGTTCGGCTTGGGCGACTTTTCTGCCGCTTTTCGCGGCGCGATATGCAGCGCCGAGCGCACGCGGCGCACATCCTCAACAGACATGGCGACGTAGCGATCGCGCAGCGCGGCCATCGCCTGCGTCTCCTCATCGTCGTCCTCCTCCGCCGGGTCGATGATCTCATCGCACAGACCGGCGTTCAGCGCCTCGGTCGGGGACAGGTAGCGTTCGGCGTCCAGCATGGCACGCAGCTCTTCTTCTGCGCACGTCGCGCGCTGCATGTAGATATCCACCATGACGCTCCCAATCGCGTCGAGCACCTCGGCCTGCTTGCGCATCTCCTCGGCGTTGCCGTAGGCCCAGCTCCATGGGTTGTGGATCATCATCATGCTGGCGCGGCACATCTGGAGTTTGCCGGGATCGGCGGCCATCGCGATATAGCTTGCCGCGCTGGCCGCAAGCCCCATCACGCGCACGGTCGTTCCGCCCTTCCGGGCGGCGAGCATGTTGTAAATCTCAAATCCGGCAAAAACGTCGCCGCCGGGGCTGTTGATCGAGACAATGATGTCCTGTCCATCATGCGCATCGAGCGCCGCGCGGAAGGCTTTGGGCGTGACTGCGTCGCTGTACCAGTCCGATCCGGTGTCAATCACGCCGTCGATGGCCAGCGTCGGCGTGTCGCCATCGTCGATCCACGCGTAAAAGGGTTGATTTTTCGGCATTTTTTAGTCCTTTCCGGCGGCGCTGTTGTGCTCGCCGTTAATGGTATTGAGGTCAATCGTCGCGCCCTTAGCGACCAGGTTGACCGGCGCAAGGTCTTTGCTGACAAGCAGCGTGTCGCCGCCATCCTTGGGCGCAAGCCCCAAATCCGCCCGCGCCTCGTTGGGTGTGAGCTGGCCGTTGCGGATGCGTGTCTGCACCAGATTGGCGCGCGCCTGCGCGTTGGCCTTGAGGTATGCGTCCACCTCGACGGCAAAACGCCATCCGTCCGCGCGCTCCTGCGGCGTCAACAGCCACCAATCAAGCTCCTGCTTCCATTCTTCAACGCGCGGCAGCATCGTCGTCGTCAAAAACTCAAGGTTTTGCTCTTCGGCCGTGGCTTTGCTTTGCGCGCCGCTGTCGCCCAGCAGCGCCGCGGGCATACCGTAGACCATCGCCACGCGCGACCTCGTGATCTGATCGACTGTCTTTGTGCCAGCGTCAAAGGGCGACGTGGTGACATTGGAGAGCTTCACGCCGGACTCCAGCGCCAAAACCTTTCCGCCGCTCTGCTTGTACAGGGCGAGGGTCTCCTCTACGCTCTTCTGCCGATGCTCACCGGCCAGCGTCGCGGGGTACTCCAAGACGATGGCCTTATTGATGCTTTTGAGGTTTTCAAGGCTAAACGCCTTGACCTCCTCGTTATATTGGATCGACCCGCGCAGCAGCGAGACAGGATCAACGCTTGTGATGCCGTCCGTGCTGGAAAACAATAGCGGCATAACAAAAAAGCGAGGTAAATACTCAACCTCGCCGTCATCCCGCTGGATAGCGTACCAGACCTCTCGGGTCACATCGTCGATCAGCGGCGTTACGCGCGATGCGTCCACCGGTTCAATCGCCGCGAGCTGAAAAGCGTCGTCATACCGTTTGACCGCATAAGCGCGTCCCAGCGTGTTGCGGCCAATCTCCATGGCCAGCTTAAAGGCATAGGCGCTCTGGCGCGCATTGGCGCGCACGCCGACCAACTGCGCGCGCGGGTCGTCCACCACGCGCTCCCAGCCGTGCATCAGCACGATGGGCATCAGCGCAAACGCTTTGCTGATGCGGTTAATCGCGCCCGTGATGACGTCGCTGGTCGCCATCTCCATTTGCGCCCGCGAATAGGTCTGCGGCCACAGCAGGCGCGCGCCGTCGCGCGGCGCATCCCGTGCCCTTTTGCCCTGCGCACGCGCCCGCTTTGCGGGTGTGCGTGTTGTCTTGCTCATCCTTTGTCGTCCTCCTTTGCCATCAGGTCATAAGGCTGGCCGTCCGCATCCAGGCCAAACCCGCGTGTAGCAGACAGCGGCCAGTAGTGTCGCTTCTGCTCGGCCACATAGGTTTCCGGGCCGAGTGCGTCGAGCGCCCAGCCTGCCTTACGCAGCGCATGATAGAGCGCAAAACGCGCCTTTTCCGCTTCCGCCAGCGCGTCGCGCGTGCGGATCACGACGAGATCATAGGTGACGCGCACACGTACAGGCCGATTTCCGGCGCTCTGTCCAAAATCATCTGCGCGCGGCCGATATCCGATTGCCACGCCGTCCAGCTTGGCCGTATAGGGCCAGTGTCCATATGGCAAGCCGACGCCTTTCAGCGCGCGGCCGATGCACTCCTCCGGGGTCATGCCATCCCTCCTTGCAGCTCCATGATGATGGAGTTGACTTTTTTTGTTGCTTTCCGGGTGCCAGCCTTAAACCATCGCCGCGCAGCCATGTCTGTGCGGCCATACTCCAGCACAAAGCCGACGGTTTCAGCGCGCCGCGGCTTGCCGCGCGTGCCGGTATATGTGCCCTGCGGCCAGACCTCGATCATCGCCGCGTCGCCCGTAAAGAGCGTCGGGCCAGGCTTGACCATGTCTTCGAGCGGCAGGCTAGGTTTTTTGCCCTTAAACTTTTTTGCGCCCTCGTCTCTGACGCTTTCGGCGGTCGCTTCCGCGGCCATCTCCATGACCTTGCGGATGCGCCCCTCAAGCGTCGCGTCGTTTTTAAGCTCCCGGATCGTCAGACCGTTCAGGCCGTCCACCACGATCTTGGCCATCAGATCACCACCGTGTGCTTGCTCTCAGCCAGGGACGCGCGCGCCTTGATCCAGCGGCCGTCATTGTAGACAGCGTCGCGGTTGCGTATCTCATACTCGCCGCCATGCCACACGATAACATCGTCCTCCAAAAGTTCCCGCGCCCGCATGGTAAACGTCTTGGTATGCAGCACGCCTGCCGCCTCGGCAGTGTCAAACTCTTTGTCGCTCTCATCACGCACACAGGCGCTTGTGACGGCGACCTCCCGGTACAAATCCGGGTCATAGCCGCCATCGTTGGGGCCGATGCGCCGCAAAATGCGCACCGTGTGCCGCAGCATGTTGCGGCGTTGATCTCCTGCCATAAGTTCCCCCTTATAGGTCAAAAATGATCGGTCGGCTGTCTCGATAGCTGTCGCCGGGGATGATCCTATCCTCCATCCGCAGGATGTAAGCGTTCATCCCCGCCATAAAGCCGTCAATTTTTTTTTGCGCGTTTTGATGCGCGCCCGCGCGCTTGGTCGGGTACCAGTTTTCCTTTTCCTGCGCAAAAAAATCCGCCTTTAGGCGGACATTGCGAAGGAACCAGGCGTACATCTC